TGGGGCGTAATGAGGGGCCGAAATCGGCTGGAAGAGACGTAATAAAAGGGTGTAAGGGCAGTGAGAGACGTAATGAAAGTTCTCTTTTTGGGCGTTTCTTACGTCTCTATAAGGGGAACTTCTAGTAAGAAAAAAAAATATTTTTTTTATGAGTAATAAGTTCTCTTTTAGTGTCGACTTTCCTGTAAGCCTTATCCAGTAAGGGTTACAGCCATTACAGTAACATTACGTTAGTGAAAGAGAGATGTATGAATAAGTTCTCCATTACGGTAACTACAAGGTTTACTAGGGGAGGCCAACTTTTGGTTTGGTGAACTACTTTCATTTTTCTTACTAGAAGTTCTCCTTATAGGGGGTTGGAAATTGAGCGGGGTTGGATTCCTGTTAAAGTTCTCGGTATAGTGGGAACTAGGTTGGAAAAAAACGGCGTGGAGAAGCGAAGAAATGAACGAACAGGCTAGAAAAGAAGTTCCCTTGGACCTCGAATCGGTGCAATACCTCCCGGGGATCCGTCCGCGACAGCATCATGTGCGCTATAGCGCGACGAGAGACCGCTATAAATGGCCTTTCAAGGCCATGATCCTGGGGGATTACTGCCTGATCTTTTCTGCGGGAGAAGCTCAGGCCGCACGGGCCGCATTACGGTCGTTTTACAAGAGGCAAGGCGTGGGCAGGCGGTTTTATGTGCACCAGGAGGCCGATGGGGTCTGGGTCTGCCGCAGGATTCAATAAGGAGAAGAATCAATGACTTACAAAGATGTGTGGCATGTCCCACCAATATTGCCTGACAAACTGCAAAAGAGGATTACGACCGCCGTGGCCCCAATGAAGAAGCAAAAGAAGAAGTTGACGCAGAGGGAATGGACTTTCGTGCAGGAACTGGTCGCGGGTGATGGCACGGTGACCATGAAGGAATGCGCGTTGCGCGCGGGGTACTCGCCGCAATCGGCGAAGGCCATGGCATGGCGTCTGACCAACCCTGACCTGAATCCGCATGTCGTGGCCGCGATTCAAGAGTACAGGGCCGAATTGGCCGCGAAGTATGGAACGACTTTCGAGCGGCACATGCGGGACTTGCAGACGATACGCGACGCGGCCTTGTCTGCCGGGGCGTATGGTGCGGCGGTGCAGGCCGAGTACCGACGGGGGCAGGCCCTGGGCACAATCTACATTGAGCGCAAAGAAATCAGGCACGGGACTATTGACCAGATGAGCAAGGAAGAGGTCGAGAAGAAACTCGAGGAAATCAAACGGCTATACGGTGGGCCGCCCCCGCAGGCCATTCTCGAGGTCGAGGCAAAAGACATTACGCCTGAGGTCGAGCCCGATTTTGAAATCCCGCAGGATGTAATCGATACGCGCGAAGGGGGAGAGGATGAGTCAAGCGCCTGAGGCCGCCCTGTATGCAAGGCTTAAGGAGAACCTCCCGAAGGCCTACATAACCCGCTTAGAGTCGCGGGTAGGGTTAGGTATTCCCGACTGCCTGATCGCCTTGGGGCCGCTTCCAGGCGTGTTCGTGATGGTCGAGCTTAAAGTCGTGAAGCGGGGCAAGAAGATCAACCTTTCGCCGCATCAGATCGCCTTCCATTTGAAGCATTCGACCTTGAAGTGTCCGACCTTCGTTTTGGTGCAGTATCACCCGCCGGGAACGACCTCATCACGCAATGCAGAGATTCTTTTGTACTCGGGCGCGCAGGTCGAATCCCTTGCAATGGTGGGCGTCGAGACGCCGCCGCTCGACCGTTGGAACCTCGCGGCCATAGAATGGAACATGCTCCGCTTCCGAATTCTTGAGGCCATTTGAAACTTTTTTCGAGTGCGTGTATCGTAGTCAGTACCGACACGGTGTCGGGATACTTTAGAAAGGGCTAGATGATGAAAACCAGCGAATTGCAAGGGGCCGCCCTTGATTGGGCGGTGGCGAAGTGTGAAGGTAGGGATATCGAATTTGATGACCCCTCAGACCCATGGCTAACGCTTGACGGTATTGCTTACCAGCCCCTCCATAGTTACACCCCCTCAACCGATTGGGCGCAAGGTGGGCCAATCATTGAACGGGAAGGAATCGAGGTAAAGAAAGGAAATCCCCTTTATTTTCCGCAAGGCAATGAGAAGGGCGACTACTACGAAGACCTCTGGCTTGCCGGAAAAATGCACGGCCCAACACCCCTGATCGCCGCTATGCGGTGCTATGTCGCGAGTAAATTGGGCGAAGAACTGGTGGGAGTGCACGGGGGGAACATATGGGCCAGATGATCGCGCTATTCTATTTTTTCGTGCTCGGCATATGCGCGGGGCTTATTTTGCTGAATGTGGGGTTTTGACATGCCCCGCCTTACACTTGAGGAAATCAAAAAACGAAAAGATGAGAGACAACGAGGGGAATGGTTCGGAATGATTCGCCGCCTTGTCTCTATGGCCTTTTTTCACGCCGTATTCGGGCGGGACCGACGAAAATAAAAACCCGTTTGCATTTTGCGGCGGGGCCGTGTATCGTTTCTCTGTCGTTCCATACTTTAGAAAGGGTTAACCATGTTTCAGATATTCGACTGCAATGGCCGCCCCGTCGGCCGCCCCGAAGGGTACAAAAAACACGCCACCGCGCAACGATTGGCCGAAAGAAAGGGCCGCATTAAAACGGCCATTTGGTCGGCCTTTCACGCGTCGCCATTGCCCGAACCCCCTCGAACCTCGCGCGTGGTTTATCGCATTGAATGGCTGGAGGGCTCGACATGTTGAAAACTGTACGCGTGAGCGCGAATTCCAAAACGGGGCCAATCGCCGTTACCTATCGGGCCGGGGCGCGTGGGACATACGACACCTGTCCGAAATCGTGTCAATTGCACCCCGCCCCGCAAACGGGGGCCGACGAAATTGATGCGGAGTATCTCGCGGCCCTTCGGGCCGCCGTGCCCCGCAATGGCGTCGCGTGGACCTATTCACACTTTCCCGCCGAATCCCTCCCCGTGGCCGCCCCCGGGGAAACGGTCATCAATGCAAGTTGTGATGACATGGATTCCGCCGTCGCGGCGTGGTCGATTGGCCGCCCCGCCGTAGTGGCCGCCCCGGCGGGTACTGAATGGGCGGGGGGCGTCGAGTATAAGGGCGTGAAATTCGTGCAATGCCCCGCCGAAAAGGCCGAAGGGTTTACATGCATGCAATGCGGGAATGGCCGCCCCTTATGCGCCCGGGCCGATCGGGATTTCGTTATTGTTTTCGTCGCGCATGGGGCCGGAAAAAATAAGGTCGGAATGGCCGAGGCCGGGGGATGCTATGCGGCGGCGGGACATGTCGCGATTCAATGGCACGGCACCCGTAAAAATGGCGCGGCCAATGACGCGGCGGCCCTCGTGGAATTCGCCCGCTCACTCCCCCCGGGGTCTATGCTTCGGCACCATGTCGCGGGGGATGTCGGGCGGGGTTGATTTTCCCCCGCGTATCGTTCTAAAATGCATGCATGCCCCCGCCGGGGGCTATATCTGAGAAAGGGTCAAAAAATGGGAAATCGTGCCGTTATCACATTTGGGTCTAAGGGGTCTAATGCCGTCGGTGTTTATATCCACTGGAATGGGGGCCGGGATAGTGTTCGGGCTTTTTTAGAAGTTTGCCGTGCGCGGGGTTATCGTTGCCCGACCGTTGATAAGGCTTATGCAATGGCGGGACTGGTGGGTGTCATATCCGAATTTTTCGGGAAAGGGGGCCTTTCCGTCGGCGTCGACATTCTTAAAAACCTAGATTGTGACAATTACGATAATGGGGTGTATCAAGTAGGCAAAAATTGGGAAATCGTCGGTACTTGGGGGCAGGGCGCGGCCGGGCTTGAATACACTAACGGCCAATTGTACGGGGCCGAAAAAGATAAATTCGAAGGGATAGTTGCTCAATTATCCGAATCTGTCGAAGTTTGATTTTTTCCCGCGTTTCACTTTAAAATTGCAACATGCCTCCCGGGTTGGCCGGGGGGTCATACTCTAGAAAGGTTTAAAACCATGTCGACACTTATGCAAGCATCCCACCAATGGGCTACACGCCCCGCCGAGGAGCGGTTTCTTTCATTGCCCGAAATGCTCGCGGCCGCCGAGGCCGAGCGCGCAATAAGTCGCGCCGCTGTCGTTTCGTCGCGCCGCCTTCGCGCCGTACCGACCGAAGATAACGCGGGGATTGTTATCGAGGGGCCGAACGGCCACGCCTACGCGCCGACCCATTGGAGTTTCGGCCAAGCCGCGAACCTCACCGGGGCCCCGGCGTCGTATCTGCGCGGCCTACCCGCGCCGCTCGCGGCCGATTGTCTTAATTATGGTTTTCAGGTCGAGCGCGACGCGCAAGAAATCGGAGTTCTACTTTCCCGCAATGGTTCGGACCAAATTAAGGCCATGACCGGCCCCCGCTATGGCCGCATTTGGAATTCTGAAGTTATCCGCGCTCTTATTGACCGCTTCGGCGACGGGCGAACGGGGGATTTTCGGGTGCCGGGGGAGTATGGCCGCGCGGTCGAAATTACGCGCGACAATACGACGCTATACGCCGGGGATCGTGACATGTTCGTTTTCTTGGCCGACGAAAATAATCGCGTCGAAATCCCGAATCGTCGCGAGGGTCAAACGGGCACACTTGCGCGCGGGTTTTTCGTCACGAATTCGCAAGTCGGCGCGGGGGCCTTGCGGGTTAAGACTTTTCTTTTTGATTATGTCTGCGCGAATCGGATCGTGTGGGGCGCGCACGAATTAGAGGAAATCAGCATTCGGCACACGGCGGCGGCCCCGGATAGGTTTATTGAGGAGGTAACCCCCGCATTGTTGGCCTATTCTCAGTCGAGCGCGGCGAACCTCAATAATGTTCTGAGGGGCGCGCGTGAGTCGAAAATCGATAAGGTTGACGCGTTTCTTGCGAATCGATTCGGCCCCCGCGTAGCGCAACGAATCAACGCCGCGCATGTTGAGGAGGAGGGCCGCCCGATCGAGACCCTTTGGGATGCGGTCACGGGCGCGACGGCCTACGCGAAATCGATCCCTTGGACCGCCGACCGCGTCGAATTAGAGACCGAGGCCGGGAAAATTCTTGACCTAGTCGATTAGGCCGCCCCGGCCCCCATTGAACCCCGCCCCGCGCGGGGTTTTTTTCGCCCTCAAAAATTGATCTGTCCCTATTTATTCGGTTGATCTGTCCCTATTTATTCGGTTGATCTGTCCCTATTTATCGAGCCGTGGTTTAACCCGCCCCCGCGTGCCCTCGTTTCTCGCCCTCTAGCCCCGCCCGTCGCGGGTTACATGCCCCGGTATTCACCCCCGCCGCCGTGGCCGCCTATGCCCCGCAAACTAGGCCCCTCGGCCCCCGGCCCGTTATCCCTTCCCCTCTCCCCGCGTATCGTTCCCCGTGCCTCCCCCCTCGACCGTGCCCCCTCGACCGTGGTCCGTGGTCCGTGGCCGCCGCCCCGTCGAGCTCGAGCCCTCGAGCTCGAGCCCTCGAGCTCGGGCCCTCGAGCTCGGGCCGCCGTGCGTGGTCCGTGTGCCTCGGTCCGTGTGCGTGGTCCGTGTGCGTGGTCCGTGCCCCCGTGGCCGTCGACCCCGGCCCCTCGACCGCGTCGCATGCCTCACGGCCCCCGCCCCGGGGTCGAGTCCCGGCACCGATTCCCGCCGTGCGTGGTCCGTGGGCCGCGTCGCGCGCCGCGTGAGCCGGGCGCCGAAGTCGCGAAGGCTTTAGCCCGAATTTGGACAAATATTTACCGGTCAAAAGTGAATTGGTTAGTGATCGCTAACGTGTTTCACGTGAAACACCCCCGTCACTTTGCAAAATCAAAGTGGCCGGTATTTTTATAAAAATTTGAAACTAAAAAAGTTCTCTGTTACCTTGGCCCCATGTCAGATCAAACCAACCCCTCCGCCACGCCCCCAGACGTAGAAGCAGAGCGTCTTCGCCTTGAACTTCGATTAGCTCAGATTGCTGCCAGGGAGAAAGCGACGGAAAGCTTTTTGTCTTTCTGTCGGTACGTCTGGCCCGAGATGATTGTTGGGGCGCACCATGTGAAGATCGCGGCCGCCTTGGACCGTGTTGTGTCGGGCGAGTGCAAGCGTCTGATGATCGCGATGCCGCCCCGGCATGGAAAGAGCCAGATGGGGAGCTACTTGTTTCCTGCGTATCTGATGGGCAAGAGGCCTCAGTCAAAGCTTATT